TGATAAGAGTAATAGCGCTGTAACTGTTCAGGAAGCATTGAATCAGTTCGGTGAAACCATCCACGAAACACGCTTCTTGGGTATTCCAGTTCGCTTGGTAGATGTTCTTACCAACGCTGAAGCCCGGGTAGTTTAATTAGGAGAATAAAAATGTATATTGATGACTTTTTAAAATTATCAGACGCGCAGGCGTTAACCGCTACAGCTGACTCTACTAACGTTATTGATCTTAGTTCTGATCGTGATATTGGCAAGGGTGAAGCAATGGCATTTGTAATTAGTGTAGGTGTTGCTGCTGATGTTGCAGATGCAGACGAAACTTACAGCTTCCAACTAGAGACAGATGACAATGCGTCAATGACCTCTAGCACGATTGTTGCAGGTGGCGTGATTGCTGGCGCAGCTTTAACGGCTGGCTCACTTCATGTATTCCCAATTGCTACAGCTAACGAGCAATTCCTTCAAGGTGTATACACTTTGGGCGGAACTACTCCAAGCGTAACAATTGATACGTGGGTAGCACCGCTAAGCACTGTCGATCAGTCTGTTGTTTACCCAGACAACATTACTATCGTGTAATTGATACAGCCCTCAGAAATGGGGGCTTTATTTAAGGATTAGATATGAAAGTTACAGCTGTTAAACGTGGTTTTATTTATGGTCAATTAAGAAAGGTTGGCGATGAATTTGAATGTAAAGAAGAAGAATTTAGTAAGATATGGATGGTTAAAGGTGACTATGAAGCACCAGCACCCATTGATAATAGTGAGGCTACATGTGCCGAAGAAATCGAGCATGAGCCTTTAGAAATACCTAGCTTAATGAATAAGCCAAAACGAAAGCGCCGAACACCAGCAGAAATGGCAGCGGCTAGAGCAAAAGAAGCGGCTAAAAAAGAGAGTTAACTCATGGCATTCGTGAATTTTTCGGATTTAAAAGCATCTATAGAGGTTTGGTCTAAGCGTGAAGACGTTAAAGCCCTTATACCCGACTTCATAGCCTTTGCTGAAAATCAGATTTACTCTAATACAACCGAGCCTTTGCGTATTAGAAGCATGGTTAAGACTGCTACTGACGTTACAAGTGTATCCGTTAGAACTCAAGCATTGCCTAGCGATTATCTAGAGATTAGGCGCTATGATTTTGATATATCCAACCAAAGAAGAACGATTGATTACCTAACCCCCGCGCACATGAATATTAGTAGCGGGACTGGTACGCCATCTAATTACACAATCACCTCTCAGATTGAATACAACATTCAACCAGATGAGGCGTACGCCACAAATCTAACCTATTACGGCAAACTAACTGCTTTAAGTGATGCCAATCCGACCAATGACATTTTGACTAACCATGCTGATATTTATTTATACGGTTCGTTAATGACCTTATTTCAATATGCTGAAGACGACGAGCAATCTATTAAATATCAAAACTTATTCTTTCAGGCTATTCACGGTTCTAACTCTGTTGATAGCGCTGGTAATATCGGCGTAGCTACTCAGAAGCAAAGACGGGGGCGCAATCCCTAATGGCTTTCCAAAATGTACCCCTTAGAATTATCGGCGGCACTAGCCGGAATAGAAGTCGTCAGGCGAATAACCAGCTTACTAAAAACTGGTATCCTGAATTGACACCTAGCGGCGTTGCCCCTGCTGTATTATTGCCGTGGCTTGGATCTAGCGCCCTTGGATCTAATGCGGTTGGAACTGATCGAGGTACGCACGAATTCAACGGCGTTTTATATCATGTCGTTGACCAGACTCTTTATTCGGTTAACTCCTCCGGTGGTAGAGTATCCATAGGAACCATTGACGGAACCCAGCGCTGTATATTTTCTAATAGCGTTGTTGGGTCACTTGATCAGATGGTTATTGCAGCGGGCAAGATATACACCTATGACGGCACAACATTAACAGAAACCTCCCTATTTGCTGACTCAGTAACTTATTTAAACTCTAAATCTATTTACCCTGATGGCGGCTTTAACTTCGCTGTGAGTGGTGCAGGCGGACCCGCTGACATTACAAGCACCGGAAGTGCAGAAAGCTCCACAGATGATTTGCTTAGGCCGTATGCGTTTAATCAGTGGGTTTATATGTTCGGAATCGAAACTATAGAGCCTTTTTATGATTCTGGAGCAACAACCGGAACACCTTTAGCTAGAATAGATAACTCTATAATGCAGAAAGGCTTAGGAGGTCTTTATACTATAGCTAATACAGATCAAGCCTTATATTTTCTAGGAGATGATTCAAACGTATACAAGATAATCCAAAGCCAGTTAACTAACATTACACCCCCTGATATTGTTAACAGTATAAAGGATAAGAACAAAACAACAGCTTATGCGTTCACTATTATTATTAACGGCCAAGATTTTTATATTCTGCAATTTAGCACGGGGTTAACTTATGCTTATAGCGAGCAGATAAATGAATGGTTTAATTTATCTACCGGAACGGGCGATGATCCTTACTTAGCGGTCTCATATACTCGCGCATACAATAAACACATTGCAGTAGATTACAGAACAGGTAAGACAATAGAGCTAAGCTTTGATGCTTTCGACGATTTAGGCGAAACAATACAAAGACGCAGAGTTTTACCACCTCTAACATCTGTCAATTTAGGTGCTGGAACTGGAAAAAGACTTAAAATGTCTCGCGTTTATTTCTCTCTTCAAACTGGCCAAGGATTAGCTAGCGGTCAAGGTTCGGACCCTAGAATAATGGTAGAGTATTCCATAGATGGCGGCGAAACATTTTCAACCGAGCAATGGGTTAAGTTCGGCAAGCTTGGGCAGTATTTATTAAAAGTTAAGTTTGACGCAATGGTCAGTTTTTACGAGATAACCTTTCGGATAACTGTATCAGACCCAGTATTCTGCTCACTACATGACGCTTCTATAGATGTTAAAGCGGGGGGTTACTAATGGCTAACGTCAATCCATCCCCAATAAGACCGCCAAGAAAGTGGCTTGATGATAAGGAAATTAGTAAGGATGTCCAAGATTTATATTTTTTCATTTATCAGCTATTGCAGAGAACGGGCGGCGGCGTTGATATAATCGAGAAAAACCAAATAAACATTGATAATAATGAGGTAAGCATTTTCCTTCTTGATCAGTTTAGGGCTAGTACTCAGCCACAGATAAACGACATTAGGGCGAAGATAGGGAGCGGTGACTTTCTAACAAGTGATGAAACAGGTTTTACAGTAGATTCAACAAGATTATCCGTGGATATGACAGAGAGCTAGCATGGCACAAGAAATTATTAATGTAGGAGTAGAAGCCAACGATAGGACGGGGGATACTTGGCGCGAAGCGTTTATAAAGGTCAACAATAATACTGCCGAGCTATTCGGCAGTAACTTAACCGAGAGGGTTATTGTCAGCGAAGCTTCAGACCTATCAGGAATACTTGACAGCACTAAAGAGTATTTTATTGATGGTATTATTGATATGGGGAGCCAATCAATAGCCGTCCCTGCTGGCGGGCTAAACCTATCGGGCTATAATTTTAACGTATCTCAGTTAGTGTCAACTGCTGATTCTTATACCATGTTTACCTCCCCTATTGGCGGGTCTGGTGATTTTCTTGGCAACAATTATGCTGTTGATGTTTCTGGATTAGGATCTAAAGTTTACGATATTACCGATGCGACAGGTGACAATTCTTTTGAGTTTTATCGAATAAACTATAATAATTGCTCATCGCTTGGCACTATTTCAGGATATAGACAGGGTTTAGAAACTGGCACTGGTCGATTCGGCGGAAAGCCAGAATTAACACTCGCAGGCACTTGGTCAGGTGGTTATTTTATTGACACTTCTATAGTGAGAAGCTTAGACGATGGCGCTTATACACTTTTTAAATCAGGCGCTAGTTTCAGCATGGCTTCTCGATTTAGAACTAATCAGAATACAGACCTTCCCGCTAGCGCTAGTTTTTTAGACTTCTCATCTTCCGACTTTGTTAGCTCGTCAACGGTGCAGCTTGAAGGATGCATTATAACTAGAGATGGCGTATTTAATGCTAATGACTCAAATCTTACGCCTAATATATCAGCCTCTGATTTAGTTTGTGCGTGGTCATCAAATAATGGATTGCCTAATACTTTTGTTGGTGGTGAGTTGATAGTAACCTCAGAATTAACCACTAGCATAGGGACAAGCGGCGTATTTGTTGATCTGGATGGCACTTTTACCGCAAATGATTTGCAGCATTTTGATTCGCCTTCGAATGGTCATATGAGGCATTTAGGATCATCACCAAGAGAATATACGATGTCCGGACAAATTGTTCTTGATAGCGGTGGTAATAATGTTGTTGATTTAAAGGTGGTCATATTTAGAGATGCAACGGCTAGCTTTGAAGATGCGAAAACTCAAACTAGAGTCATTAACAATCTACAGGGCGGGCGGGATGTCGGATATTTTGATATTACTGACAATATAACCCTTAACACTAATGATTATGTAAAACTTCAGGTTGCCAACATGTCAGGCACCACTAATATCACAGCAGAACTAGATTCTTTTTTTATTGTCGGGGCGAGATAATGCCAAACGATAGCGCCTTAATTAAAAACGCAACAATATCAGCAGCGGATACGATAACTATTCTCTATGTGTCGCCAGCATCAAGCGACGGCACGGTGATAAGATCCCTAACTGTTAGCAACAATTCGCCAGCTAGCTCAAGTTACAAGGCGTATATTTACGACTCGGACGGGGTTTCTGTGTCGGCAATAGTTCCAATGAAAGTGGTGGTTAAAGATAAGTTTGATTCTGCATCTTCAGCGGTTAATCAAACAATACCAGCAGGCGGAACTTTAAGAGCAGAAAATAGCACGGCAGACGCGTTAAACTTTTATATGTCAGGCCTCGAGCAAGTGAAAGGGATTAAAGTTGTAAAATGAAGCGGTTATAGTAGAATAGAGAGCACATCGGACACTCTAAGTACAACCGCTTGTAAACTAATTTTTATAGGTGGTTGGCAATGGGTTTTTTAAGTGATTTCGTTGGGGGCATAACTGGTAGTAGCGCGGCGGGTGCGGCGACTAGAGGCGGTCAACAATTATCCCAAGCGGCTTTAGATGCTGCTACAGCCAGAGAGGGCGGAATAACAGCAGGGTTAACCGCTCAAGAGGGTTTAGGCCGCGAGGGATTAGATATTCTAACCGGCGGATTAAAGCCTTTCATGCTAGAAGGTGGAGACCCTTTTGTTTCAAATCTTCGCGGCTTATCTTCAGATCCTAGTCAGCAAGTAGATTTCCTTCAAGGTAATCCGCTATTCAATGCTTTAAGAGGTCAAGCCAGAGAGGACACATTTAGAACTCAATCCGCTAGCGGCACTCTAGGTGGTAGTGGTACTGATGAAATACTAGAAAACAGATTCTTATCTATTGGTAATGACTTAATTAACCAGCAAATTAATAGGCAACTTCCTTTGCTTCAATCTGCACAGCAGGCCGGTACTGCTTTTGGTACTGGGGGCGCAAACATCCTACAGAATCTTGGCCAATCTCAGTTATTAGGACAGCAAGGTATTGGTGAGGCTCAAGCAGGCGGGCTAGAGCAATCAGCTCAAGCTTTAGCTACTGGTCGAATAGGCGCGGCAAACGCTAGAGCTGGTGGAGTTCAAAATATACTAGGGCTTGGATCTGCTGCTTTATCTGGTGGTCTAGGCGGCGGCTTAGCTGGTGCTGCTGGCGGTATAGCTTCTTTATTCTCGGATGAGCGATTAAAAACCAACATTGAAAAGATCGGATCTAAAAACGGTATTAATGTTTATAGCTGGAACTGGAACGATATAGCCGGTGATATTGGTTTAACTGGCAAAGGTCATGGCCATATAGCTCAGCAGGTTCAAGAGGTTTATCCAGAATTAATATCTAAGCACGATAACGGC